ACCATGGATCATATTTGATGCAGTATTTATCTGCCCAGCAAAGCTTGGATGGATCAACATTATCCCCCTTAGCATAGTGTCTTGAGTGGTAAAGGCATAAATACCAATTTGAATAGCCCTTATTGTCAAGATTCATGAGAGCCCATTTTGCAGCCCATTCTGGATGCCTCTCTCCTTCTTTACCATCGAGATTAGGACAGCCCCAGTAACCCCAGTCATGAATGATGATACAGATCATTTCTTTCCAAGTAGGGAGGCGTTTGAATAAAACGATCCAAGCTATTGTGACTTGAATAGGATGCCAGATAAACTGATGGCTGCCATAAAGCAGGCTCTTCGTTCCGAGTTTCATTTATAATCCCACATCGTTAAGTTTAATTGTGCACCACCTGGAAACACAATGGGGAGCAACTCATAGAATTCTTCATGCATTGGAGCCGCTATTTCCCTCATTTGAGGATGGGCAGGATTAGCATCACGGAGTTTAAAGAAGTGGCGCCATTCCCGCAGATTGCAAGTCATGGCGATTTCAGTTTTGAGAGCGTTTGGCAAAAGACCACGGGCAATTTGAGGACTGATTCCCTCACTACGCTCAAGATCATACAATTTTTGGACGCTCCAATAATGGGCTTTCCGACGGTCTTTTTGATAGGGAGTTAATCCAGGTGGGTGAATCAGTTGAATACCGTTCCCAGAATAATCACAATAGCGAGTAGATTCCTGGCTGTAACTAGCAAGCCGATGCCGCACAATTTCATGAGACACTCCACGATCACATACTATACGTACGCTTATGCTGGCATGCTCAAGGACAGTTTCATGACCACGATCAATGATCATACGGATAAAGTCATCAGCCGAATTCTTAGTGATCCTATCCTCTGATTTGTAGCAGGTACGTCCCGCCTCTTCGAGGTCTACCATAATATCGTCTATCGTGTGTTGTTTTGTTCTGATTTTGAACCAAGGTTTGACTATTTCCATGACGCTTCTCCTGAACTCAAAATAAAGTCATATCATCGGCAACGCGAAACTCTGCTTTGCCACGAGGTTGACGGGGCTTATCAATACTACCATAACCCTGATAAACATAGGTCACGATGTTTCCAAGTATGCTGTATGGATCATGCTTGTACTGCTCCCAAATTTCTTTGCGCCACTCTTTAGTGCCACCGATGACTGTTCCGCAATTGAATGTTTCTTCCCAACGATCTGATTTGAGAGTGAACCCGCCCAAAGTATCATTGCCCACTTTGTTCTCTTTGTGGCTTGAGCGAGTGCTTGTACCAAGCAGGCTGGTAGTCTTTTCATTGAGGTTCCCGTACTGCTCATAAGCGCCCATTATTATTGCTTCGTCCTGCTCAAGTGGCTTGCGCTTGTAGATGTGGCCCTCTTTCAGCGTGACGCGCCCTTCTTTGTAGAGGGAGGTCAGAGTGCGTGCCATCATGCCTTCATAACCCTGAAGGATCAATTCTTCCTCAAACTCAATCGCTTCCTGCCAACTGTTGCAGATACGTTGCTCGAGGACAACGACGAAGGGATTATTGAACATCAGCTCAGAGCCCATTCTGGATATCCATCGCTTATTGTACGATATGTCCTTATCCGTGAAATCGTCGAAAACATAGAACTTAAAATCAGGTTCACCATCACTGCGACGAACCGGACCAGTAGTACGATTAAAAACATCATCACCTTCAAATTCCCTGAACGGAGAACCGACGATCAGCTCGCCATCAAGCCCAAGTAGTTCAGGGTCATAAAGTTTTCTCTGTATATACTGATTGCCAATAGGTTTCAGAGTGGCTGAAACAATACCTTCATAAGTCGCACAGCCACGAATGCCGTCCAGCTTTGCAGAGCAAGCAATCGGGTATCTCATTCGTTTGAGCATGTCAAGTGATACACCTTCTCCAGGTGCCTTCATAGGTCTTTTAAGCATGATTTCTCCTAGCTCATTATTTCAATGTGGATTCTTCTGTTGGACGTTTCGTTATGCTGTATTTCCATTTTAAGAACTGTGGTTGCCATCTCATCATCCGTAATATCAGAAAGTTTTGGATGGGCTTTGAATCTGATCTTTACGATAACATCTCGGTCTCCCTTCATGGCTTTACCTCCTAGACTCGTGCTTGACAACCTGGATATACACATTTGGTACACATACAGCTAATTCGTTTCATCCTATGCTTCCTTCCAAGTTTACCACATAGAGTATCACCGCCCTTTTCTGGTGGCCTGCTGTTCATTTCAAAATCATAATCATCCTCCACATTACTCATATTCCTGCTCCTAGGAATAAATGTGATTTGTCATGACCCTTTATATACTTTCTGATCCATTTCAAACGCTCAAGTTGACCGTTAGCTTTATTACGATAGTGTTTGGCATCTTTTTCCAAGCTAATCGCCTTCTTCTCGCTCCAAAGTATCAGTCGTCCCGTATCTAGTTCCTCTTTATACAGCTCAGACAAGGTCAGGTGCTTTAAGTTACTCATGATTACCTCCTGAAATGCATTCGGTGTTCTGATTGCTCAGCATCACGTTCTTTAGCTACCGACTCTTTTGCAGGATAGAGACCCTCAGCTTGTAGAAGCCTGCGGCAGCGAGTAATCGTTTCCAGAGCAGGTGCCTCTGAATCATTTACATAATGATCGAAGGTAAAGATGTTATGGTACCTGTGAAGATACCTACGTATTAATCTCCGATCATTGCTCCTAAGTACTGGGAACTCAGCCAGCAGCGCCTCAACCCTTATCTCGATCTTGCTCATTTTTTTGGACATACCGCCTCCTAGATTGTGGTTACTTTTGATACGCCATTCACTAGCTTTACGTTAAAAACTCGGTCTGCTTCATTTATAATCTCTGGTATGTGACTCACCATCAATAACTGAATATTCAATTGGGTGCTTAGCTCTTTCAATAAACCAGAGGCTATTGTCTGCAAATCACGGGAAAGAAATTTAAAGGGCTCATCAATCATCAGCAATGCCCGTGAGTTTGAAATGTTCCACACTGCCATTCTCAGCGCAAGGGCTGCCACATCAACTGCACCATATCCTGAGTTATCAATAGGATCAATCTCATTCCCATTTCGGACAAAGAAGAAATCAACCTCTGTTTGATTACGTCGGGTTTCAAATTGAACCTTGAATTCATAAGGATCATCAAACACAGAAGCCAGTGCCATTGTTACTACGTTTGCGATATGAAACTCCAGAGTTTTCTGCATGTTGGCTGCAACTGTCTGGAGTATCGTCCTTGCTCTTTCAGTGGCAAGCATGGTTTTTTCGTGCTTGTCTAAAGAATCCTGTGCTTGTTTCAGATCAAGCCGGATAGATTCTTCTTTATGCTGAAGCCTGGTGAATTCTCTTCTGGCTGCCGCTAGATTTTGTTTATGCTCATTCATAAATGTGCCATACAAATTGACCATCAACAAAGCTGCCTACATGATTCGTGGCTGCATCAGGCAATTCACCACCTGTAGCTACAATATAGAGCTGCCTATTTACCATATCACTATCTGGCTCAACTTCAATCCAAATGCTCCCAATTCCCAAAGGATCGAATCCAACATGTACTATTTTGCCTGTCCTTGTTAAGATTACGGGGCAAGAACTGTTATGGAATAAGTTGTATTTGTATATTTTCCGCATAGCATCACCTACCATTCAAAGGTTTCTTTGAGCTTTTCAAAGTCAGACACAATTTCTGTGTTCTTCTTGGCTAGGTCAGCATTCAGCTTTTCAATCAGCTTGTCGCCTTCTTCGACGGTAGTGACCTTAAATGTCTTTTTGAGCCGATCAGTGATCTCGGCTTCACGCCCTTCGTACTGAGCCAAGCTTGTTTTTGTTTCATTGATCAGCTTGCCTAAACGGGCAAGTTCCTCTGTCATTCCCATGATCTACTCCTCAGCAAAGCAATCCTCTATAATGTCGGCTACTTCATCATCTTCATCCAACTTTTCTAATTCTTTTTCAACAGCTTCGGCGTATGACAGTATGATCTTTGCGCTGCCAATCTCACCTTTAATCGATTCTGCAAAGGCGGTTGTTTGTTTCTTTTGGTCTTTTTCCCGCTCTGCCCTTTCAATACTCATCACTTTCTCAATAGGATCTATCATCAAAGGAATCACGTCTATGGTTTTGAGTTTGGAATCATAGATCGTGACGGCTGGCTCATGATTGATCTGAGCGATGGTTGACCGCATCATGCTCCCCATATTCACTAGGTGGCGATCACCTTTAGTAGCAGTAAACCTCTGATGATTGTCTCCTGAAACTATCAGGTCGAACTTTGTTTTCAACAACAGATGATTTGCTCTGGTGAAATCTTCTTGGGCTTCCCAGAGCTTTTCGTCAATGACCATTCTGTGGGTGACCAGAATGTTAGTAGTATGAGCGCTTGCAATCTCTGGAATGTCCTGCTTCCAACTTGCGCCATAGATATGACATCCAGTACATGAAGTTTCATACGGGTCAGCACCAAGCAGATGAAAATATCCTGATGTGACTAATGTTTGAAAAGCAGTACCACTCAAATCATCATTGTGGTATTTTTGATCGTGCTGTCCAGCCACTACAAGGATAGTGATTTTCGGAAACTCATTAAGGATGTCCATGACTTGTTGAACTACGCCATGATTTTCTTTGTGAGACTCAAACAAGTCACCAGGAAATATGACATAACCACAATTATTATCATTGGCAATTTGCAACTCCTCTCTGAACTTGCGCATAACCGTCCATTCAAAATCGTCGATTCTGTTCTTGGGTTTATGATTTGTAAGATGCTGGTCACCTCCCACCAGAATATTCATTGATCACCTACCTTATTCAGTTTGGCAAATAAAAATTTCATTTCTTATTCTCTTTCTAATCAGATTATATCAGTGAATCGCTGACGCCGTTATAATTTCTTTTCCAGGTTATTTAGTGCCTCGACGCCCATAACAGAATGACAGACAGGACACTCACCAGCATCACCTATTGTTTCCAAATATTTATCGCTGTGGGTTTTTAATTCTGTGGCTAATTCTTTAATGGCGTCTTGCGCAGTTTCCAAATCATCCAGCCCTTCTTCCACTATCTTTATATTGAGCTTACTGGAATCAGTGATCACAATCTTGCCAGTGATCAAAAGATATGGGGCCTCAATTTCAAGCCAATCTTTGTCGCCTTCAATTGCCGCACGGATTTCCCGATGCTTCTTTAATAACTCCTCCAAAGAATGAGACTCTTCATAAACTTTCTGGTGCTCCACTATCTTGTCAGCCAGCACATGATAATCAGGCTCAACATATAGGAACTCTCTCAGTTCATTGATTGACTTGATAACAGTAGCAAGATTGGATGTGTCTGTCGTCAAGGTATTTAGCTTCTCCTGCATCTTCTCTGCTTCATCTATATCATGAGCTATCTTGTTTAAAAAAGCTTCGGCAGCAGACAAATCAGGAAGAGCGTCCACAGACTCCGAGAGTGATGCCACCTTCAAGTCTGCTCGGTTTATTTCGTCTCTGGCATTTTTCACTTTGCTGTTGATTTTTTTGGATATGCGATCAATGATATCCAAGCCCACTAATTTGTTCATGAGCTTGCCACGTTCGCCTGGTGAATCTTGCAGCAAGAAGTAAGGTTGAATTTGTGTTTGGATATTACATTCTACCAATCTGTGGACATTTGTTATCTGGACAGGCACATCAGCCCTCAATGCCTCAAACGTGCCTTCTTCTGTCTCGTACATGTTCTTGCCTTTGGTACGAGATTTTATAAGCCAAGCATCATCAAAATCCAGAGCCACTGAGACAGAATCCTTTTCATCAGCATCCCAGTTCTTGAACCCTTCTCCCATTGGTCTGTTGCGAACAGCCCAAAGTACAGCACGTAATAAGGAAGACTTTCCAGAATCTGTAGTGCCGCTGATGATATTGAGTCCTGGATGGAGTTCTATGGTCGTTGATTTGTGGCTTTGATAATTGAGGACTTCTATCGATTGCAGCATATTTAATTCCTCTTGAATAGAGTGGGCGTGTTTTTGGTGATTTTCTTTCGGGGCTTCGCCACATTATGCTCTGTTTTCTTTCCCTTCTTTTTCTTCGGGGGAGGATTCAGAGTGTCTTTGATGGCTTCGATCTGAGGAATGACTAATCCTGTGTAGTCTTCAGTGTGGAGTATCTTTGCCATGATTGCGAGCCCACAAGAATCAGCCTGATTGTTGTCACCAGTTTCATATCCAAAGTTCTTGAGTAGGAACATAATGATCATGTCCTTTTCACAATTACCTTTTTTCGATATGAACTTTTTGAGTCTAGTAGGAGCGACAAGAACAGGATCAATATCCTGCTCATGCATCATAACTTTGACGACACCGCCACCCTCACCAATATGAAAGTTATTGCCTCTGGCTCCCATAGCATAATTTTCAATACAAACAACAGTGGGAGGGAATGCTTCAAGAACATCGGCACATTTATTCCTGATGTATACCAAACGCTCACAACCCTTCAGCTTGTTCTTGAACGTCTCGGAGAATACCATTTTGCCGTCCTCATCAAGAACAGTGGCAGAAGCTCCAGACAAACCTAAATCATAACCATGAAAATATTTCATTTAATCCTCTTCGTCTTCGTCTTGACAATCTTCACAGAGGACGGGAAATCCGCATCCTTCTCCGATAAATACTCCGCATAATTCGCACAGTACCCCTTCAAGAATCATTTCAGATATTTCGCCCATCAGTACATTCCTTTTTCTTGAGGATCTTTATGATTGCTGCATGATCCAAGGACGTAATGTTTCGATTTTTCGCATACTGTGGTCTCTTTTTAAAAAAGGATAAAAAATAGGTAATCATCTGTCCTCCTTGTTATTGCCTCGTACCTTCGCCTGAAGCTTCAGAGTTTGCAGCCCTCACGACAATCGCCAAAGTATTCAAGTCCCCTGTGTGAACAGTCATGAGAAATGTGTCTTTGGTAGGTCCTCTACTTGTTGTGTATTCATACCCGCCTTGTTCTAAATGGCGTTTAAATATAGGCAACTTCCAATCATCAATACAGATACAAGCTTTAAGTTTTTTCATTAGAATAATCCCACCTTTGTTTTGTTGAATATGTGCTCTTTCCATTGCTGTAAGGAGTCTTTTCTTAAAATGCTTTGGAAGTTCAATTCATTGCAAACATCCATGAACGCATCAAAATCTAATTCGTCAGGAATTATATCGATGTTTGGGCAACCTTTAAATGGCAATTTTACTAGAGGCCAGTTGCGTGCAATGATGGTTTTGCCTTCAGGGCATGTAATATTCATATATGCTTTGGTATTTTTGTTTATTGTGTCATTGATGTATTTAATGGTAGTCTTTTCTCCCACACCCTTTATGCCAGGAACTTCGTCTGTCTTGCAGCCTGCGATTGATTTGACCAAAGCCCAGTATTCGGGGGATATGCCATATTCTTCTTTAAAACTTTTCTTGGTCACCCGCTTCTTACCAGTATTTATCTCAACACCATCAACTAAACATTGCAGCATGTCCTCATCACCCGAAACTATTACCACTGGTTGACCTACATCACTATTATCTACAATGGAAGCAATAAGATCATCGCCTTCATAACCACTAAATTTGAAGTTGTTTTTGAAACCAATCTTAGGCAGAATTTCATCATAAAGTCGATCGAATTGGGCGTATGCCGCATTATCAATTTCGATATCTTCAGGCGATTTTTCTGTTTTGGCTACTCTTCTACCTTCTTTGTATGCAGGAAAAAGCTTGCGGCGATGGGATGCTTTGTCATCCCAACAGAAAGCGAATCTACTGGACTTCTCAGTTTTAGCCAGCTTCAATGTCTGCAATAGGAAGCCAAAGATCACCCCCACATGCATCGTTTCTGAAGTGAGTTCCGATAGTGTGTGCTTTGCTTTGTGGCATAAAGCATTGCAATCTACAATGATGATCGGTTCCATGTTTCTCCTTGTCTGCTTGTTTTCTTTATAACTCATTATAACACGATGTTTTTGATGCCTTTATCAAAAATAGCTAGGGCAGTTAAATTATGCCCTAGCTATTTGTTACCTGGTAACAGTCGATATTATTTGCCAACCAATTTCGGACCTGGCTTATCTTCGACTTCATCTTCGACTTCAGGATCGGGCTGAGGGTTTTTAACCTCTGCATCATAGAACGTGTCCAGCATTTCATCGTTATTCAAGTAGGTATGAATAACCATCGCTTCGTTCACGACCATTATTTCTGGATTTCCCAGAAGAGGAACGAGATTGACTACGCCCTTTTCATGGTCCATCTGACAAGAGCGAGGATTGATCAAGTGAAAATATTCACCCGTAACTGCCTCCCCGATCAATGTTGCTGACATGGTTTGAATAAACCGCAATTTGATTTTATCCATGATCTTAACTTCTCCTTTTTGGTTTACGAACGACCCGCATTTTTTCTTGTACGGTGTTCCACAGTTCAATGGTTCTTTTCTTTAGCTTGCCCTCAAGCTCGTTATCTTCGATGTGGGCACAAGCTTCCTCGATTGATCTAAACGTTGTACCATCAAAACAGTCGTATGATGTTTGGTTCTTGAGTTTTTTATAGTACATAAGCTCATCACGGATGGTGTCAACACCATGCCCGAATACGACAGATAAAGGGGCAGTACGAAAAGGATCATCAACGGAGCTTTTGATTATGGTACACATGCTCATGACTCCGAGAACCTTCATTTCGTCACTTGCGCCTATTTTTCTTTTCTTGATGATCTTTGATACAGGATAACCTGGCTTGATTTGAATCCTTAGAGAAGCATAGAATGGTATGCCCATGCCACCTGGTGTCGTAACTTTACCATCCTTTCCCATCCTGATCTGATTGGAGCAGACGATCAGTTGGTTTCTGAGGGCAATCTGCCTACACGTCTTACGCAAGCCCTCAGAAAATTCTTTGGCTCTACGCATTCCCATCTTGTCACCCTCATCTTTATCCATTTCAATATTCGTGCTGAGAGCAGCAAGGGAGTCGGCAGCAATCATGTTGATGATACCACCCATATTGGGTGGATTCCAGGGCCAAATTTCTTCAGTGAACACCTGAGAAACAGTATTGGGACGGGAGTATTCAAAGCAATCATCTACGGACATACCATAAATCTTTGAATACTCAAGGTCAAGTCTTGCTTCAGGGTCAAGGAATTTGACAAGGCCGCCACGTTTTTGTGCTGAGGTAGCGAGTTCAGACAGTAGTGCAGTTTTGCCCGCACCTGAAGGTCCGAATATCTCCACGATGATACCGCCAGGGATACCACCCTCTGTCAATCTGCCACCACTTATGGCTAGATCGAGGAGAGTGGAACCGGTAGAAATGAGTCTTTCGAAATTCGTTGGTACGTTAGCACCAGACTGTTCTACCTTCTGGGAAGCTGGGTTTTTAATCCCAGCCTCCACAGAAGCAGCAGCAGAATTTGTTCCACGCTTTATGAGTGGCATCTATGCCCCCGGACGGCGACGAACGCGACGACCCGCAGTTGCGGCAGGATCAACAGCAGGCTTTTCAGCAGGCTTTTCAGCAGCAACGGTTTCCTGTTTAGCAGCGGCACGCCTACTGACGCGAGGCTTGGTGACTTCAGGCTCAGCTGGAGGCAGATCATCTTCTTCTTCGCCTTCAGCCCCACCTTCTTCTTCACCTTCTTCACCTTCACCAAGCTCATCTGCACAACTATCGGCGTCAGGGCAAGCGTCGCAGGCATCCATTTCGCCATAATTATCAGGACACTCAAACTCTTTTTCTTCGGTAGGTTCTTCTTCTACCGTACCATGAAATGCTGCATATACTTCCTCATAAGTTGGAATGTAAAGCAGGCTGTCCAAGCAGACTGCCGAATCAAGCAACTCATCAGAGATAGGCTCATCACGATCCTCGAAGGCAAAAGCCTTATATTCGGTATTCGTGGCACCACTCCCAGACTTGCGGAAGAACACTGTCTTGCCCTCATCGGGGTCAGAGAACAAAACATAACCACCACCTCGTGGCTTTTTAGCAAGTTCGGCAAGTTCCTTCTCAAACAGGTAATGCGAAACATCGAAAATCTGAATGCCCATTTGAGTCTGTTTCTCAGAGTCGAGGCACTCAATGTTGTAAATCACGCGGCGAGTAGGATTGAGAGACTTGGCAAACTTGTCATCATACTCATCCTGCTTGCGGACTTCTGCCTGATGCTCACAGATAGAGCAAGGCTTACCGTATGTGCGAGACATACACAGATAGGAGTCCTCATTGACACCGACTTTGCGATGAACAAAGACATCAAGTGCGTACGCCATCTTGCCGGGTGCTACGTTGGGATTGTGTTCTCCAGCAACGAAAGGGATGAAGTTCAGGAAATGCTCATCTTCAGAACATTTCCACATCTGAACTTTCCCAAGTCTGCCACGAACAAGATACGGTTTGAACTTCCCTGAATCGTCCTTGTTGTTATAGGCTTCCTGTGCCCGTTGCGCCATTTCTGCTTTCATGGCTTTTCTGCGCTCCGATGGTTTCATTTTGTGCTCCTTGTAGTGGTCATTAAGACCTAGTCAATATTGCGATGAATGTTACGGAGGGAAACACCAATACCCAAACCAATCATTCTACCTATAAAATAAGCGACAAGCAGGCTTATTAAAAAGCAAACAATTATTTTTGGTATCAATATCATGTTGACCTCTTTCTCAAACGAGGGCTACTATCCAATCCATCATTCTGTGTTTTAGAACTCAGATTATTGGTAGCAGGTTGATAACTTTTATCCAGACTCTTGTTGCCCGAGAAGTAGCTGGACATATACAGATTCACCAGTACCTCAATCATTTTCCTGCGCTGTTCAAATGCCTCCTTTGCTATAGCCAGCACATTGACCGAATGACAAGCGGTCATGTAATCTTCATTAGCCGCTTTGTAATCCACATGAGTCAGGATTGCAGAACTAATGAATGCTTCTGTGGGTGCTTTCTCTGCCACCCACCCAAACAATTTCGGACTGTTTCTGACATCAGCATCAGCCGTAGAACGGGCCAACGACAAAGCATCCTTCGCCCTGTCACGATCATTAACAGCATCAGCCCACTGACATCCCCATTCTGCAAACAGGTCAGGCTGTTCTACTGCACACTTGTCCAAAGCATGTTGGTCAATCAGTAATTCGTCCCGAAAATTTCTCTCGCTCATAATATTCTCCTTTCTTTAATTGCTTACTGTGATAATAACATGAAAACTGAGGTTTTAGATGGTTTCGTCAATCATCCAAGTCGCAAGATAATCAGCAGAAATCATCATGGGAACCAACTTATGCTGCCTGATTGCTTGTTGTATTGGACCTCCTGAGGGATAGAAGAAGTGTGTGCCCACATCATGCATACCAAGATGCCAACGAATCGCCATAGCTTCTTCAGGTTTCAGAGTAATAAACTGTGTTGCCAGATATAATGACTTCTCACCGTGGCCCAAAGGAAGTTCTTCTTCCACTTTGTAAGATGGTGCAAAAACAGGAAACTCACCCTGCGGGTCATTCTTCAGCATTTCAATAATCTTGCTGACATACGCTTTGGTGCATTCAGCAGAATTAATGGTCTCTGACCGTTTACTCAAAAGATCATTCACATAGTTCATTTGAGCCGAAGTAGCAGGCTCAGAGTCCATCACATAATAATCTATCTTGCATAGATCGTGCAGTAGGGCAACAACAATCAAGGACTCTGGATCAACACCTTTTTCAGCAAACTGGTCATTGATGACCACTAAAGAATCATATACATTGAGGCTGTGGGCAGCTAATCCACCTTCGTAATTGCCGTGGTACTTAGTGGATGCTGGTGCCTGAAAGTAATCTGTCTCATTTTTTAGCCAGTGGATCAGGCTATCCATCCCATCCCTCTTACAAAATTTTAACAAAACCAATATCTCTTCCATAATCTCATTCATTTTATTTCTCCTTGGTCAAAAAGTATATGGTTTTTTTCCATGGACTGTCAGGTGGCATCTTCTGCACATCCAATCAATCTCAAGTGGTTTAGAATAATCTTCATGGTGTGCTTGTACTTTAGGGTTACCACACTTGCATGGTTGTTTAGTAATTGCGCCACGCCTAAGTGCGTTATTTACGCATGTCCTTGCTTTGTATCTTAAAGGGTACTTCTCTCTGTGAACCTTGCCCCGTAACATTCTCCTTGTTCTCTGTTCAGGGGTTTCGATCACCTTCCCTCTTTCGTATATTTCCTTGCCATGCAATCTCTGTCTTTCACGGGAATCCCTTTTGGTGCATTCTTTACATTTTCCTAAATGACCATCTACCATTTTCTTGTGTTTGTAGAAATCATCTAGTGGCTTGTACTCTCCGCATTTAAAGCAAGTTTTCATGGCTTTCTCCTTTTAATACCTGCAAAATATCACAATGGATTGCAGGTGTCAAGAAGAAACTTATCATTCTAAAAAGGGATATGGTCCCAGTATCTACGTGCCTCTTCTAGAGCCATGATATCGGGACACCAAAACTCTTCTTTGATAGCTTTTCGGAAAACCTCTTCATCCTCATCCTCATCCTCATAGATTGGTTTATCAACTAAATTCATTAACCATTTGGCGTCTCCTTCAAATATGGAGAATGTGGTATGTTGCTCCCTCACTCTACCAGCAGGATGAATTTGACCGTTTTTAATACGTTCAAATATATGCTCCCTGTGGGCACTTTCTTCCGCTGACTCATCAGGGTATATTTCATTCTGCATTAATGCCAGAAGTTTACTGCACACAGATTCTGGTAGAGTTATTTGGAGATAAACCTTGATTAATACAGTCATGATTAAGCCTTACATGCTCGGAAGACCGCTGCGTGAAGTCCCGCTATGCCAGAGTCGAAACAGTTTTCGGAAAGACAATCGATGATTTCAACAACACGATCAGGGTCAGCACAATTATCACTCATCAGGACAGTGTTCATGTAGCGGAGAATGCCACGACGAGTTTTCTCTGGTTCAGAACTGATACCTTTCAATAAGAATCGACAACTGTCCCAACGCCCCTTTCTGTCACTTAATATCTCTCTGCAAAGCTCTTTACTGTCTTGCTCTGTCATTGTAGCGTCGGAGATAGCTGCCAGAGCTGTCTTCTCGTCTAAGATGTCTATCACGCTGTCAAGTACAATCAGCGCTTGACGGGGAGAGCCCTCAGCGACTTTGACAATCTCTTTAATCACTGCTGCGGAGAATTCTTCTTTTGCGATTCCTTCAGACTCCAGGACTTCATACAAAAGTCTATTCATCTGAGGAGTAGCCAAAGATTTAACCTCAAATTGCATACATCGTGAAGCGAACGCTGGTAACAACATTTCAGGGTCAGTGGTGCAGATGATGAAAAAGACATGGGGCGGTGTGTCTTCCAGTATCTTCAGCAATGCATTTTGTGCGCCTTGCTTGCCTGCCGTGAGTGCATGAGCCTCGTCAAGTATGTAAACCTTTACGTCACCAGAATTCGGAGAGTATTGTGCATTGACCTGGATTTCACGAACCATATCAATGCCATTGTTTTGGGCACAGTTGATCTCATTAATATCATCAAGGGAACAACCTACCATTGTTGCAATGATTCTTGCGATAGTTGTCTTGCCTGAACCCTTAGGTCCTTTCATCATGACAACATGAGGCTTGTCGTCCCTCATAAACACAGACTTGATGGATTCCTTGATACCATCATTACCTACCACTTCATCTAATGTTTTGGGTCTCTTTTCAATATGTAACATTCCTACTCCTTCAGTTTAATTCAAACGACTCTGCCAGCTAGCCCCTGGGGGACTTCCCTTCTGCTTCTATTTACGCGCCACATTAAAAGCGTCAACCATGGATAATCAGTTCAGACCGAAGCAGAGCCGCTTGAAACTATTTGCTTTCTCTATCTCTATGCTTTGATTATAACAGAAAAGTTAATGTTTCGTTAGGCTTTCTAGCAAAAATTCTTCCTTAGTAGACCACGGTTGATTCACTTCAGTACCTTCAAATTCGATGTCGAGTGGCACTATAATCCATGGATGCTCTTTTCTAATATCAATAGTAGCAATCTGGTTACTCAAGTGACACCAATCATGCTTTTCTTCTGGAACTAAATCCCCCAGGCAGCAATCGTGAATCTGGCCAATGATTTTGGAATTCATCTCACGTTCTTCCATTGCCTTAATGAGTTTATTGATAACCCAAACAAGACAGTGGAAAGCAGTACCTTGAATATTGTAATTGCATATATCGTTCTTGGATAAATAGCCACCTGTCCTAAATCCAAATAACTGTTCGATGTAACCTTTTTCCAAGTAGCTCTTGAACATTTTCTCTTGCCAAGCTTTGACACCTTTAAATCTATTCCAAAACTTTTTCTCCACATGCTTGACATGCCGTTCAAAATCTTCTTCCGCAGTTGCTAGGGAACGAATGATACCAACGTCCCGAAGGTGTTCAAACATGTTACAATAACCTGTGGTCATTTTCTTTAGTTTTGGAAACACGCCTCGAGCTATCGAACCATAGTAGGAGCCATAAAACAATGCAAACACCTCATCGTTCTTGGCAACGAATCTGACGTCTTTGGCATGTTTGGTATGGTTTTGCTTGTCCAGTGAGACCATAAAATCCCACTGCTTGTCAGTAAAGGAGAACAATTCCTTTGCTTGATCTCTATGCATATCAGTAGAAGGATCATTGATATAGGCCATAAGGTTTTCGTCCTGTGTATAACAGGCGATGATCCTGACTTCCATGCTACCGAAATCGAAATCTGTCAGCATATTGCCTAAAGAGGGGATGACGCCTCCTCTTGTTATGGTCATCGCTTTTTGTTCTCTTACAGGTATATTTTGGAAGTTAACCCTACTTGACGATCCTCTAAATGTGCTAGTGGTATGCAAGTCAAAGAAAGGATGGAGCTTGTCATCATCATCAATTTCACGATTGAACTGTCCTAAGTATGTACCATGAATTTTCTTCAGTTTGGATATGGCTGTGATTTCTTTGGCTAGTGGGGTATCAAGTTCTTCCATCACTGAGGCGTCAACACTTTGACCTCCTCCACCAGTAGGTTTAATACTTTTCAACCCCATAATATTGAAGAATAGATCAGCTTTATCTTGGGGGGAACCAAAGTTAATTGGACGTCCGCGCTCTCTGAGAAACCTCTGTGCTTCAGGAAATTCATGCAAGCTAGTTTCCATTTCTTCGATCTGCTTTATCAGCTCCACATCTTGGTCCAAGTAGTATTGTCTGTTCAGAGGAATTCCATTCTCTTGAAGATCACAGAACGAATAAAGACCTTCCATAAAAAACTCTCTTGCAGCTCGCATCTTCGGATATTTTCTGAACTCTTCTTCCTGTTCTTCATACAGATTAAAGGTGAGTAGTGAGTCGATACCATCATAAAGCAGTAGCTCGTTGAGTGGGGCTTCCATGATACGATTGAAGGGCGTGTCTTTATCAGACTTTAAATATTTGGCTATTGATTTATCATACTCAGGTATATCCCAACGAATCAATGATTGGAATTTTAAACCGCTAAACGACTTTCTGTTATCAAGAATGTGGGCAGCATTCATGGTGCACCAGTACATATTCTCAGGAGAGACATTAAAGAACTCTCTTGTCCACATATCCTCGAATTTTGAATTGGCGGCTATTTTCTTGATGTCAGGATCGCTCATTATTTTATGCCAAAGATCAGCGATGATTGTCCTTTCCTTTTGAGTAAAATGATCCCTGTACTGATAAGGAAATGAATAAGCCAGATCATATTCGTAGCAGAAACCGACTGATGCAATTTTGTGATCATCACGATATGGTTTAAGACCAGTAGTCTCGTAGTCGAACGCGAATTTTTCAGGTCTAACTTCCAGAACTTTATATAGCACTGCAACGACGTCCTCAAATTTCTTGAGAATACGGACATTATCAATGGGCATTGCTTCAGGTTCTACATATGATTTGGAGCATTTTATGGCATGCTCCAATTGCTTATCATAGAACATCTGAAAATGGGCATCTTTTTCCTTATTAAAAGCAAACGAAGGATGGTACATAGGTAGCACCCACGCCTTTCTTTTCATGTCAGGAATGCATAGACCAGCGAATCTATTCACCGAGATATTGTCTATCCTGTCGTGGTAGTAGCTGTAAATTGCATCAGTACCCATCAACCATATGAATTGAGGTTTCAACTCATCAATTGTTTTCCTGAGTCTGGTACTGCAATACTTGACCTGAGATTTAGTGGGAGTATTGTTCTTTGCTTTTGCGGCATGGCATGCAACAGCGTTAGTTTTCCAACAATCTCGGTTGATGTTGATGCCAAGTCTTTTTAGTTTACCTGCGAACCATTGTCCCGTCTCTCCTTCCAGTGGAGCTCCACTAATATCATCAGCAGCACTAGGGGATTCAGCAACGATGAGGATTCCTTTTCCTCCTTCACCCGCGAATCCCATCATAGGCGTTACACAACCTTTAGATAGTCCACACTTACTACAGGCGTCGGAGCCCAAAGTTTCTTGAGCCTCGACGCCATCCAATTCATCGTCATCAAAGAAGCCTACTGTCTCCATGATTATCCTTTTGCACGTGGCAGAGCAAGCACATGGTAGAAGTTATCGGACGAGAATTGAGCCTTACCCTTCAATAAGGTAAAGCTACAAGCATGTTTCAGGATTTGTGAGAAAAAGATAGGATTGATTTTAAAGGTGAATTCATCACCATCATACTCGGTATCAATTTCCTTATCGATGCTGCCACGCTCTTTTTCAGCATGGATGGTGATTACACCTTTTTGAACATCAATGTCAATCGACTTGTTTATGTCTTCCTCACCAGCAGCGAGAGAGACAATGGCAGCCACTTGCTCACCCAACTCTTCTGGGAATGAGAGTGTGGGTGCTTCATCTGAAAATATGCTGGCTATCTTATCATAAAGGTAATCACCTTTCATGATCTTACAACAGAAGGTAACACCTTCACCTGTTTTGAAGTGTGCCCAATTATTTGACAGTCCAAAAGAACTGACATTGTAACGGATCATCGTCATCACATCTTTTGCAGGAAGTAAGATTTCTGGCATCTCACCATCCATTACATACATACTTGCTCGGATGTTATCAGTGGAATACACTGTGTCATCTTTCACGGCGACACACGCCTTAACCCCCGTGGACGTGTCTTTGTTTGCAGAGAACGAGCAAAGAGTCACTGCTTCGATAAACTCTAGCGGTAGGGGCTTGTAGAAGTCGGTAGCAGCACTCAACTCTATCAGTTGATCTACTAAATGAACAATCTTAGCTTTTTCATCAACCAAAGTAGATAATTTCGCTTTAGTCTTTTTCGCCTTGATCAGTAACGTCCCATCTTCCAAAGACATATCGAAGGTTTCTTCGGCGATGCTATTGATGATTTTGGAGAAGTCTTCCTCCTTGACTGAGAAAGCAAAATCACATTCAAACGGATGCATGATGCATACCCGATCGTTATATGTTGCGATAGCAGAGCCACTGAATAGCAGGTGCGACATCTGCTCCACAACTTCTTTTTTCTCTACTCCTGGCTTTACAGCCTGGATTATCCTTTGTAATTCTGCTCTATTGATCTGCATCGGATTCCTCCTTCTTTAATGCCATAATGACATCGAGATTTTTGGGGTAAAAGAACGTGCCCAGACGATGGTAATTATAACCTCGTTCTTCGAGGTCGTCTTTGAAGGCACGTTCTTTTTCAATTTTACTGAGCTGGGGAAAATTTCCGGATAGATATACGACCAACGCTTTACCCTCCTATCTACGCATAGCGAAGCAAATTTCGACGAATTCCTCGAACCTCTTCTTTTGGCGTTCTGCTGACATCAGACTACTACACCCTATTGAGTAATAATGGTCTACATCAAAATGAAAAACGACCATATGGTTAGATGCCACTTCCACGACTTCTACCACACGTACTAATTCAGAATTAATAAGTGCACCAGTGCCTGTCTCAAAGAATTTCATCCTTTGACCCAGCTTACTTTGGCACCGTTTTCGTTATCCTCAAAAACAGAGCAAGTGACCTCAGTTGAAGGCAAATCATATCTGGTGACCAAGATGTCAATGATGTCTTTGGCAATCATTTCGCAGGAGCGTGAACCGAGTTCGATATAACCCATATCACTTTCTCCATGATAAAGATTGTAGATAGAGGAATCAATCAGTCTTTGGAGCATGAAAAACTCAATGTCGCGGTCAGCATGATTCACCGAAGCGACCAATTCGACATGAAAGATATGACGGTGAGGGTGTTTTAGGAATGCCACATCACCTATATGGCAGTTCCCCCAGTTGTGCATCCCTTTGAACTGATGCCGAACAATTACTTCATTCTTGTATGACATGGTTTCTCCTCTGATTTATCAATAAATTTCTGTTTGCAATGCGGACATACCATAACATCAGGTAATGTTGGATACGGTCTTGTCAAATTAACCAAACAATTAGGACACGTTTGTTCCATACTTCTCCTTTCAGCCTACTGCGAATCCAAAGAACGATGCTAAATTCCATCCAATAAGAGCAGAACCAATACCAAAAATAACGCTGATAATAAGTAAGAATATTATGATGCCCCAAAAAGGACGGTCTGTATCTGACATGCTGTGCTCCTGTGATTGTTTGCTCTATGTCTTTATTATAACAGATGTTTTCGACCCTAGAAAAGGGTTGTCGCAACAGTCTTAGGCTTCCAAACTAAATCTTCCCACGCTGGTGAATTCTTTTCAAGATCGAGATAATACAGCAGGTTTATTTTGTCTCTTATTTCATGGCTATTGGACAGACCTTTCTCTTGTATAACTTCAACCAGATTTGTAGATCGATCTGCCCACTGTTCACCAGCTGTTATCTTATGTCCATCAGCCACATGTTTGAAACAGGATGAGCCCATCACGAAACCATTCTCCTCACAATACTCATTGAAGTATTCTTGGTGCAGACCGACCAGATTATCATAATGCAAGTCCTTGCTTTTGCTTGCAGGACGTGAGGAAACAAAGACACAATACGGTGACTTTGTGAAGTCATAGACACCGTTCTTCTTGTAAGGAATGATCACGATGCCGTACTTGCCGAACTGCACCCATGATGTTGAATCTACACTGAACCAGGGGTAGCTGGTCATCAGAGAAGGTGAAGTCAGAGCAAAGCCATGAATCTTGTGAGTGGGTTTGTAAATAGGTCCTGGACAGATATAAGTGAAGACTGGTATACCGATGTTCTTAGTCCAAGCCACTTTGCTGACTTCTTGACCTAAACCAGAGACACCGATATATTCGTAGTTGTCACAGTATTTTTTGAACCAACTGAAATCTTCGCCAGAATGATATACTGGCAGAGGACTGACACCGAACTCGTCTTCAAGGTGTCGCTGAACTTTCCAAGAAAGCTCAGGACTATGAATTACATCCACAGAGACATAAACATCTAATAGGTGTTTATTCTCCTTCAGCCACTGACCATAATCGTTCACGTAATTCCAGAACTCATCGGTCTCATAATATTCAAAGTTGAGTACGCCATGCTGTTTTTTAAGCACCTCTCTGACGAAAATCGAATGTGCTCCACTGTCAACCATCACCTTAGAAGCCATCTAGGATCTCCTCAGCAATAGGAATTGCCATTTCAGTTTTTTGGAGTTGGTGTTTTAGGATTCTGATATACTTCCTTTTGCGCTTCAGGAAGCCACAAATGGCTTCTTTTTTAGTAGGATAAGCCCAACGCTTCATGCTGTCTTTTGATACCCAGACATCTTTACTGTGTCCCCAGTACGTGAGCCAATATCCCTTAGGCGTCTCTGCCACTACAGCAAAGGTGCTAAGTGTTACTTCCACATCAATCCAAGCACTCTGCAAGATTGTGTCCTGTACCTCTTCAATCTCATAGCGATAGTGGATAGGCCCTACGGAATCGTCTAGCACTGGCTCTCGTACCTTAAATTCCATGAATTATCTCCAGCATATTAGGAATGGCGCTTGTTCCCTTACCATATAGATCAGTGACCGTCTCTTTCCATTTTCTCTTGAAATAGCAGTCATCATCAATATCCGTAAGGGACATCGCACCGAGGGTGATAATCAATTGGCGTGTCATCGATACGGCGCCTTCAAAATCATTATACCTGTATAATCTAGGATACATTTCCATGTAGCTCAATCGATTTGGTACTATAGGAATGCAACCACTGAATAAAGATTCTTGCATACCGATTCCCCAATTCTCATGAAGTGCAAAAGACACGGCAATGGAACTGCGGCTGAGAAGTTCATAATAATCTTCCTTGCTCCGTCTTCCTTCTTGTGTCTTGATAAAGAGCCAATCTGGAAACTCACCTGCAAGAAGATGGGCAAGTTCATCGAACAGATGAGGTTGCTTGTCTTGCGTGAGTCTGTGTGGGAACACTACAATCTTTCGTTTATCCCATTTCTTGTGGTTAGAACTATCAAAGTATATTGGAAATCCAGTAACATGAATCTTATATGGATTGACTTTCCTATTATAACAGATCAGATCCTTGTGATATTCGGTCGCAACAAATACTGAATCATACATACTGAACCAACAGTTTTCAAGGTCTTCTCCCCAGACACCCATTCCCATCTTGGAAATGAAATCAGAAGCGTCATAAGTACCAGCATGAAAGCAACCAGCAATTTTGAAATTGCGCTGCAAACCATCACGCATATAGGCTAATGCTTCAACACCTGGAAACCAACCATCCAATAACAGAATGGTATCGTCTTCAGTAATGGTCCCAGCATAGATCAGTTTGCAAAGCTCCTGAATCTGGGCAGCCTTGTAGTAGTTTGTGCCAACAACATCAAGAAATGCACCAGACTCTATGTCTGTTGTCAGCGGCTCTGGGTCAACGACAATAAGATCAAAACGTGAATCCTCAGTTATGACTTTTGTGAACCAAGCCAACCACTGAATTGAGTAGCGGGCATCTAATGGCTCAATAGGGACTAGGATGATTTTTTTCATATTCTGTCTCCATTTCTTTTAGGATTTCTTCTATCTCTGGACAAGCAAAAACACAAAACAACCTCTTAAACCAAAAACACTTAGAACATGGTAATTTCATTTCTTGCCTTCCTCCAACACATTGTGGCGACTTCATGTGCATCATTTTCTACTAAACAACGGCAGAGTTTTTATACTTTCGTTTAATCTCGGACTGGTACATGTTCCAGTGATATAATGCAGGACTACGCATGTAACACTTGGCACACACATCACGGTATTGTCGAGTCTGTATCTCCTCGCGCATCTTTTTGACTTCATCACCTGCCCAGACTTCCCGTAGTGTTTGATCATTCAAATTGCCGTAGATGACATCATCACCTTGGGAATTGCAGCAGCAGCCCACGTTACCATTACACATGATTGTGACAGAGAACCAAGGATTGATACACAAGTCCTGACTCACAGGCAGAGAAATCCCGTTTTGCATAAAGGCTACGTAGCAGTTAGGTTGGGTTCTGATGTTGCATTTATAACCAGAAAACTCATTGGCTATTTGATCTCTTGCATTTTCCCAATCACCGATCTCAATGATCTGCAAATCAACGGCAATGTCATTGTCTGCCGCGCGTGTTAATAAATCTTTGATGTCATGTATCAACTTATCGACTGGAGTCGCTTCACCTTTCGATTTTCGCAACTCTCCATGCTGTTCTATGCTGTCAATGCTGACTGTAATGATGTCAAGTTCAAGGAGTGCTTTCATCTGCTCTTGAATGTAGACCCCATTGGTGCTGAGACCAGTCATTACGCCAGTCTCTTTTACCTTTTTGATGATTTTATGAAGTTCAGGATGGAGTAATGGTTCGCCAGAATGCTGAAACTCCACAAAATATGATGCGTCAAGATCACCCTGACGAATGATTTTGTCCACTAAATTCATTGATATGAACGGAGTGGTATCCGAACGAGGAAAGAATTGAGCAGGGCACATGGGGCATTGAAAATTGCATGTAGAAGCGACCTCTATCTGATACACTTCTGGCAGTGGAGGCAATATCTGTAGAGGCAATGGTCCTATATGATCCTTAATAATGTCTGTCATTTAACCTCACAGAGGGGATTGAGAAAGTTGAATTAGATCCAAACATTCGTGACGGGTTTCAGGATGCTCTTTGAACGTACCATACACCGCAGAGCTAATCATTCCAGTATTGTTGTATTGCTCAACGCCCCTGCAAGACATGCACCCATGAATAGCTCGCATAACGAGCATGGCACCTGCAGGCTTCATAACTTCCACAAATCTGTTCATGATCTCATGTACCAGATTTTCTTGTAGTTGGGGGCGAGAGGCATAATGCTTGACCAGACGGGGCAGTTTTGATGCACCAGCAACATCATGAGAGCCTGGAATATATGCGAACCATGCGCGGCCCGAGAATGGTAAAAAGTGGTGACTACAAACTGACGTAAAATGAATATTATCGATCATGACCATTTGGTCATAGTTTTTATCGTTAGGGAAACGGGCGAACTGATCTTCGGGAAATTCGTGCCCAACTCCATGAAACAACTCCTTTCCATACATCTTGGCTACTCGCTTAGGTGTATCTTTGAGGTTAGGATCATTCAAATCTAATCCCATGCCCTCAATCATCATTGCACGAAAATGGTCTTCCATTACTTGTAGATTCATTCGGTTCATAGGTACTCCATAGAAGGAGACCGACAATGAGTCGGTCTCCTTAGTTTCAAGAAGTTAATGGATTACGCAGGTTTTACAACTCCGGAGAATTTGGGCGTGGGACCTTCAGTCTCGGTGATAACGACGTTGCGATTTGCGACCAGGAACTTCATGTGGACACTGATACGAGCTTTGGTGCTACCTGATGCGGCCGTCAGCTCATCCATAGTGCCACCAGCAGCGAGTGCCACATCAATGTTGTTTGCGCCAGAGCCGACTGTGGAACCGAATGGGCCTTTTTCAACGATTTTTTTGTCTTTTTTCTCCTTAGGAGCTTTTTCCTTCTTCTCCTTAGGAGCTTTTTCAGCACCAGGCTCAGCGCCAGGCTCAGCGCCAGGCTCAGGAGCACCAGCACCTTCGACCTCGTCGGCGAACAAAGAATTGTACATGTTGACCACGCCATCAGTCAAAGAAGCAGAATCATCATCCGAAACGCTCTCGACGCCTTCAACGAATGCATCGACCAAAATCTGCTTGGTCACGCCGATAACTTTGATTGATGCAGGCAACAGTTCCAGACCATTTAACTCTTTTACAGCAGCTTTCAATTCCTGCATGTTCACTTTGTCAATTCCGATCATTTCTTTTCTCCTGTCTCCCTTATGGGGATTGGTTAATTGATCTTGTTCTTGAGATCAGTGGCTGGCTTGAATTTAACAGCCATTTTTGCGGCGATGTTGATAGATTCCCCAGTTGATGGGTTTCTGCCAACACGTGATTCTCGCATCGTAGGAACGAATTTGCCGAAACCAGCAATAGCGACATCAGTTCCTTCTGATAGCTGATCAGGGATGATAGAGCCAAACAGTGCATCGAAGGTTTTCGATACATCGGTTTTGCTTACTCCTGATTCTCCAGCAACAGCAGTGATTAATTCAGATTTGGTCATTCTGTTCTCCTCTCTTTGGGTCTGTTGTAATTGACTTGCCTAGTTTCAATCCACGCATTGAATAAGGCGACTTTTCATTTCTTCTATTTAAATCATAACACGTTTTTGAAGCCCCGTAATGGTTAATTGACTTTTTTGAAAATAAATTAAATTACCTATGAAATCAGTAGGTTAGCCCGAAACATCAATCGGGCTCTGATAAATTTAACTCCTTATGGGCCTGAAAGTTGAGGTATATGTCACCTTCTTTACTCTCCATAATCCATTTAAGCAAAGTATTAGGAGTGACTCTACCGTATTCAGGTGAGAAAGCAAAACGTGCAGCAACACCCGCAAATTGGAGCTGCATTTTCGTATACAACATGCCCAGAAACTCCTGGTAGCTGCCAACAACTATCTTGATAAAGTCTGTGGTGCGCAGGTGCATGTTAATAATACGTGATTTGGAAACAGGAAGACGCGGTTTGATATCTACCACCCAATGAATATTACCGTAATCTTTGGCATCAAAATCATGCAGGCCATTAGTTTCTACTGTGACGTTATATTTTTGAGTGGCAAGAAGACCAAGCAACACACACAATGATCTTGCCTGCTCTAATGGTTCCCCGCCTGTGATTGTAATGTTTTTACTTGGGCGGCTAATTACTTCCCGCAAGACATCATCTGCTGACATATCTTTGCCAGATGATGGATCTTCCGCATATTTTGTGTCACACCAAAGGCACCCAGCAGAGCAACCCGCAAATCGGATGAATGTGCATGGTGAGCCTATGCCCAAAGGGCCTACCTCACCATTCACAGAACTAAAAATGCTGTACACTTTCATCATTTGCACCATTCGGCATACGAGGTAGGTGTTTCGTACAGGCGAATTCGGTATAATGAAAGACCAAAAATGCTATACAGATCGTTTTGCATTACTATAACCATGTTCTCGGCAGTTGGATTATCAAAAACGCCGTTTAGGTGTTTGTGGTCATACTTGTCCACAATATGCTCTTTCATGGCTTTTTTCAAATCAACAAAATCCACGATCATCCCTGTTGTGTCATCGATGTTACCTGCAAGTGTGACTCTGACAGTCCACCTATGTCCATGAAGATTATGACAAGCACCTTCATAATAAGGTAGGGAATGTGCTGCATCGAATGTACATTCTTTGGTGACTGATAGCATGGTGTTTCTCCTTATAATGTGATTTCTATTTGGACATTGTGAACATCCATTTTCGGACCACTTCCTATTTGCATGGTGGAGTGTGTGACCAGATTGATATGGGTGACATTGACACCAGTGGCCCCTTTAAAATCACTCAGCATCCTGGTGAACTCTTCTTCGAGCTGCTTTTTCTTCATCCTGACTTCCTCAATTTGCATCTTTGATATGCCTCCCGCACCGTGTGCACCGGTACGCAGTATAAGGGTAGTGAATTCCACAACACACCCAATAAGCCTCACACGAGTTATTCATGGCTTCACCTCCAGTGCTTTCTTAGCTATCTTGACGAGGCTTGAGTGCGACAGAAAATGAGTTATTCCACTGCCAGCAATTCGCTTTAGGACCTCACGATATCGACCACACCTTGCCTTTAGTTCCTCATTCTCAAGTGTGGCGATTGTCATCATGTCGTTGGTTTCTGCCTCGGCTTTCTCGGCCCTCAGAGTCTGCTCCGCGCAAATCCTCTCAAGTTCTCCCGCGACTCGGGCTATTTCTGCCGTGAGTATTTCAACGTCATTTTGCCACTGTGTCATACATCCTCCTCTATATTTTTAATCTGCTCCTCAAATTCTCTCAGCCTCTCCACCTCTTTATTGAGGGCGGCGTTCTCCAATCTTGATTCAATCGCTATTCCCCACCATTCATCGGTAGCGGTTCGGTGGGTGCATACCTCTGCCTCAAGAGCCGCAACCTTAGCAACATTAGCATTGTTTTTTAAAGCCTCATTGAAGAGTTTCTTCCTCATCTTTTGCACCTCTGCCTCAAGCCTGCAAATTTCCAGCTTGCAATCCTCTTGTTCTTTTGGAAGCCAAAGTCCCGCAATCACATTCTTATCATGATCACGCTCTTCGTGGAGGGACTTGATAATTTCTTCATATTGGTAAGGCAGTTTGGTTTCACTCATAGCCTCTTTCTTCTTGGGTATATCCTCCCCCTTAAATAAGTTTGGGTGACACTTATGGCAGATACATCCATGGAAGTTGATAAAGTGTTCGGAACAGAAGCCCATCAGAAGCCCATTTTCCTTAACTTACTACACCGACCAGTTTCTGACACTTCATCATACCAACAAATCCCACAGAACTCTGCTAAATCTTTATTCATTGCTTCGCCTCCTATAATGGCAGTAATTTATAGCCACAGGTAGAATTAAAATCTGGATTCCAATAGTCACCCTCGGCATCACAACCATTTTCATCGAGATCTTTCTCAGGCGGCCGCTTTTTTACGTCGACCCGGGTAGCTGCGCTGGTTACTACTCCAACGCAAACCTGACCAACATTTTCATGCCAATCGTTTTCATTGAGGTAAAGCTCGATCTCTTTCGCAGCCTTTTTATCGCGCTCTTCTTCTGAGGAAAAAAGCCCAAAACCATCACCATCTGGATCATACAAAAAATACTTTTTCATGGATTCACCTCTTTGATAAACTCGTAGATAATTTTGGCCTGCTCGGGGAATGGTCGCTCGTGGAACTCACAGCCAGCGACACTTGTACTTTCGTCATTTAAGAAACAGTATTCAGAATATTTATACCACCTTTTGAAAGTTTCCCACTTCACTTCTCCCCCCATTGCAGTGTGCAGAAGGGCATAGCCGGCTGGGGTGGTGAAGTCTGGGTTTGCGCAAGCAAACTTTTTATGCAGTTCGCTATTTGCTATCGAGTCTATAAACTCTTTATGGGCGGGCGCACTAAATGCATAAGTCCTCCCACAAGAGCAAGACAGGTTACTCTCCGTTTTGATTTCTTTGTGCCACTGAATACNGCAGAATTTCGCTATCTCTTGATTCATGTCATCCTCCCGATATTCCCTACTTGAAAATAACTACGTCTTTGTTTATGCAGGAAGACGCAATATAGACCCCACCGAGAGAAACACACTCTTTTCTGGCCTCGTTATTAGAGTAAAAAAGAATAGAAAGGACTATTACTATCGCTAATGTTATGGTCATGGTCATGGCTTCTCCTTTTAATTTAATTGTCCTGGTGCCGTGTGCTTGTTTGCATTCAATCCCAAAATAGGTTTAAATCGCGGCATGTCACCCAATGTGACCCAGGACAAACTTTAATTATGTTTGCTACTCCAGGAGTCGAGATGTGATTGGCCCAGAGCCAGAGCTTGTAAGATATACACAAATTCGTTTTCGTGGAACTCTGCATGACGATCAGCAAGCATACCTAATCTGATAACGCCCATCTTTTTCTCGTCAGCAGATTGGTTAATTGCTACCATCTTGTCAACATGTCCCAAAATACCAATCCATTCTGCCAAGTCAGTCTGATCCATATTCTCTTTGTAGAGTGAACCTCTTGTGCCTTGGCTAGCAGAAAAAGTTATTGCACTTCTTTTGGCAGCCATTGATGCCAACGACTTCCATATCTCATCGATTCCATGTCGCACTTCGCTTGATGTGCCATCAGGTCTCAAAATCCCTGCATAGTCAACCACAATAAGATCGGGAATGAATCCATCTACTTGTTCTAGTAGGTCAAGGTCGTGCTCCACATCCTTCACAGACGCAGTAAATCTAGGATAACATTTTACCCTTATATTATCACCACAATATTTTCTGATGGATTTTATCTTCTTGCCCACATTATAATGGTTGAACTCCTTTTTATTCATCATTTCAAACCATGTGGTCATTACATAATCTTTATCACCAGACAGCTTGCAAGCACAACATGCCTTGTAAAGACTATCAGGATCAAATTCAGGTATATCGTCTTCCTCAGCATACAATGGTACATAGTTCGTCCTACATGCTTTGGTACATTCATCCATTTGATTCAGTACACAATCAAACACTGGCACTTTATTGCTGGTTTCTTTACCATATGCCGATAGCCTTTTGAACAATCGTTCATTGACGTTTTTCTCCTTCATTTCACAAGATATGAAAACAGCCTTCAATCCTGACAGTGCAGCTTGGACAACTGTTTCCATCAGAAAGTTTGTTTTGCCTCTTTTGAAGGGTGCTAGGTAGGCAATTAACCATCCTCGCTCTAATGGTCCTAAAAAATCACCCATTGCTCCTGGCATCTTGAGTATACCACCATTAGCCTCATCGAACACGTCATGAACACTTTCCATCGTCAAGGGATTATTCCATTTGCTGACAACTCTCATGACCTTCTTCATCTGAAATAATTCTTCTTCAGCCTTATCGAGCTTGCCTATTTGAAGGAATTTTTGTGCTGCTTCCACCCGTATCTCGACTTCGCGTTTTCGGAAATAACCTAGAGTTTGTTCCAGAATGTATTCATCATTCACGCCTTGGTCTTCAATAAAACTCTTGCTCAGTTTGGCTAGAAATGTCTTGATGATGCCAGCATCTTCATCATCCAAAGTTGCACATTCCACATCATACATGTCTTGAATAGTTCTACCAGGTGCCAGACCATATTGATCATAATATTCCCACACCCAACTCATGACCGTTTTTGCAAAGGAGTTCTTGATATATGCTGGTACATAAAGCGAATATATCTCTTCCAAGTACCTTGTGGATATGATTGAAGCTGTTAGGATGTTGTTTTCGACAGTGGTGTCGATGGATTTTTTGATGAACTTAGCCATTCATTGTCTCCTATAAAGCATTAGGACATTCTTTTTATTTTACGGAGTTAATTGTGACCCTTTAAGCAAAGCATATACCACCTATTACCAAACTCTACAACTGATTTCTTTTTGAATTCTTCAGTAGACCAGTTTGGTTCTTCGTATGCTTCAATAGCTATAGCTGTCACCGAAGACCTAATATCAGCCATTTCTTTAGTATCCACATAGCTCAGTAATTCTGCTATTGGTACACCATTCTGCCTACATTCCATCATTGTGCTTGCCAAATCAGAAACTTCTTTGCAGCTCAATAATTCACCTTCTGCCATAACTGGAACACTTGTCAGTACCAGCATTGCTACGATAAGTAAAATCCTCATGTTACCTCCTATAAGACGTTGGGCACGTTCTTCATTTCATTCATGATTGAGGATGCATACTTCCCTTTGCTGCATCCACCATATTTGTTCAGTGCTTTGATTAGGTCTCCTCCTGTCTGCTCAAGGTAGGTGTCAATGATATGCTCAGCTTGAAGTGCCTGCAAATCAACTTTGTCAGGAACTTCTCCCCACCACTTAGGATTGACTTGCCAAGCACCATGATGCATGTTCTTATAACCACCATTCCTAACAGTATAATTTCCATCTGATTCAACCACTGACATTGCTAACATTAATTTTGGTCTTTTCGTTTTAAAGATGGCATACGTCATGTCGATTGGTGACCTACTACCTGATTTTTTAAGGTAATCGATGATTGCTTGCCTTGCTGCTATGGCTTCGTGATCTATACTCAATCGTAGCTTTTCTAGTGTTTGCTGTTGCATTGATATAGCTGGAGGACTCTCTACCTTCGCTTCTGACAGACTCCATTGACACATAACGATAGTTGCTATCATTAGCATCAAAAGAATGAAGGCAAGGGCCTGTGCCTTAAAATACTTCCGATCTTCTTTATTCATGTTCTTGTCCTTTGCAAAAATGTAGCAACCTCTAAACACAAGGTGTTTAATTCATTTTTTACAATCTGGAGTGATTTTACTTTTGCTTCCTTCATTGTCTTGCAGTTCAGCTGGTAGCACTTCAATCCCAAATTATAGCAGTGCATTACCCATTCACCTTTAAAATCAATGTGATTACAGGTTATATAAATTACTAGTTTGGTATTTTGAGTCCTCCAAGCAGTGGGAATTCTATCTGTATCATCACGACGGTATTGTGTAGCATCCACCCATAAATTATTCATCAATCGTTCTCCTCAGCAATTCTTTCTGCTCTTCGCCTCAACATACTTTCTCGGCGATTGTTTTCGGCATTTCTTAAAATAAGATTGTTCTTTGGATCATCTTTTCTATTTGCCAATATCTGTTGTTTTTTCGACCTATCAATCATGCCCTTAGCAAGCAGATAATCAACCAAAAAAGTAATTGCTTTATCAGAACTGAACCAAGTAGGTTTTACCATCGTCACATTATCCTGTGAGAAATGGTATCGTGCATCAATCATCATTGGAGCAAAGAATTTCACGTTTCGACTTGCCCTCAGTTTACTTCCCCAAATAATCTTGTTTTTGTGTCTGTCATAAAAGTCTACTACGATTTTAGCAGCCTTGACAAAATATTTATCATCGGTGGCATCAGAAATCGTACCTCCCAAAATATCCTCTTGCCTCTTGTTGAATTGCTTGATTAAGGCGGCAGTAACATCTGGATAAGGATCAATTTCAGACATACCATTACCGAACTTCTTGGTTAAGTAGGGCAAGCCCATCACACATTCATCGAACCAACTTGTTACATCCATATAGCTCTTGTCTATGCTGCTTCGGTGTGCCCTTTCCTTATGTTCATCAAACAAGAAGAAGTTAGGCAAGGATGTTTTGTCGTATTTGGGGGAGAGTTTGAATCCTGCATCTGTGAGCATTAAGCAATAATCATCTATGGCTTGTTTGATGACAGGCTTGCTGTGGGTACGCAAAGCTTTGGCAATACGTTTCTGGCATTCTTTGAATGTTTTGCTTGAGCTATCAACCTTGTGTGAGGGCAAACAACCTTTACCACAATAGTATCGAAAGATTTCTGCAATGTTTTCATTTTTAAAGGCTGACTCAACAACCTGATCCTGCAAGGTTTGTTTTCTTTTGATCAAGACAGGTCGAACAGCAACACTAGGTGCGCCAGCACAAGATGCTTTAGCATCTTCTTTCTTTGTTTTAAGGTCTTCTTTCTTTGTTCTTATTATAGTAGATGAATCCTTCATCGACTTAATTGATGAGGAATTCATTGACTGTTGGTTTATTGAGGTTTTCTGACATTCAGCCACAAGTCCTGGTACAAATGATTCTAAAAACCTCAATATATCCATCTTGTAATACGTACTTGATGGGTTACCTATTCTCTTGGAAGAATAAATACCTTTTTCTAATAATTCATTCATTGTTTTGCGAGTAACGTTGTGGGGAATAAATAAACGGTCGGTGATTGTTCGATAGTTCAAAGGAAAATAACCATCTATCGTTTTCCCCCTTTGTGACGCCATATATTCTTGCTCTAATAATTCTGCAACAACACTAGCTTTCATAAGGCTTTTTAAGTTTTTTATAATGGTTTTGTTGATAGAATAAAAACCTTCGGAACCCAGTAGTGCTCTAATGGTGCTAATATCCATGACGTTCTCCTAAACTACTTCCTAAGAATAAACGAACGAACCCCCCAAGAGAATGCAGTCTCTTGAGGGGTCCACTGCTGCGTAAACTGCCAGCATTTCAATTCGATAACCTCCTGCATGAAGCATAATTTTTAAATCGAATTCGATCATAATTGATATTTTTAGGCAATGCAAGATATTAATCGTAGCCCACAATTCTTTTTAATTCAAACAGGTCATCCTCGTTTAAATCATCAGGATCACCGTCTGGTAGTTCAATAACTTCGACCAGGGGCACAACACTGGAAATGGCATGTGCCAATCCTTCCGCCTTCTTCAAAGCATCCGCATCAAACAGCATGGTGACCTTCTTCAGTCCTTTTAGGCGGTAAATTTGAGTTGAGGTCATCTGAACACCAAAAGTACAGACGGCATTTTTTCCATATCGCCATCGATCAAACAAACCTTCCACAAGTATCGCAGAATCTTTGACATCATCGATACCATACAAACATTCTTTAGCTGGCATGATAGACTTTTCAATCGGAGAATTCTTGTATGGTACTTCAGATTTACCAGTGGTGTCTCTACCTACAAAAGTTTTCAGTTCACCATCCATGATAATAGGAATTAGGATTCTAAATTTCCAATCATCACAAGTAGGACCAACAGCCATAATATCATATCGGCGTTGCATTTCTAGTCGGTCATATCGCCTACTTTTGAGAAAATCATCATGGATGGGCAAAAAATCATCAGTGGCGGGAGCAGGAAGCATCGCAATTTCTGACCGACTTCTCTCCCTTCTTATCAGGTGATCAAAATCACTGACAATATAAAGCTTGGCAATGCTGATAGCGCGACCAAAAGAGCATCCTTCTACCTCTTTAATGAGCTGAAACAGGTTGCCCTTTTCAGCACACTTCCAACAAGTGTAGAGGTGTGACTGTAAATTTATGCCTAGGTGATTTGACCTGTCTGAACAGAAACAGCAAGCAATGCCAATGTAACCAGCAGACACATTTTTAGCACCAGCTTGATCATAAGGAATGCCCTTATCGTCAAGGTATGCTTGAATATCAAAGAGGTCAAGTACATCCTCAAGTTCTTGGTGTGAATGGGAAAGATGCATGGTCATCCTTGCCTTGTTTTTCTTAGTGACCAATATCGGAGCATAAGACCTCGATTAATGTAACTGAATACCTTTTTCTTGATTGGTAACGAGTGTAGTTTGGGTGCGTTTTTTAAAACTTTTATTTCCTTTCTTGATGTTATCCATATGAGTCCAGCGTAGCTGGGTACGTCCTTTATACAGACTAACCCTTCAGGAACAACATAGAAAAATTTATGCGGTACACAGAAACCATATATACGCCTACCACTTTTAAGATCCTTATGTTTTGGTTTCTTATTATCCGCCCTAAAATCAGCCACACTGATTTTAATCTCGTATTCAGTACCAGTTTCATTCTTGGTGAAACTGATCATATCAGCTTCCCAACCAAAGGCACCACAATTAGGGACGATGTGAGTATGACCTTTTCCCAGCAACCAAATATAAAGTATATCTTGGATAGACCTCTCTGAGAGATTGACAACTGGTTTTCTACGCAATAATGCCGTCATGAACCTAATTGATCTCCATCGTCCCACTTAAATTGATCAAGCGGAAAATGATCTCCACAACCACAGCAGAAGGTACCACTATAAAAATATGGATTTCTCGCATAAGTCTCAGAGATTGACCGCGCCATAGTAGTAGCAGTACCACATGGGTTGTGGACATAGGTGTCGCGATAAGGGCGAACAAAACCTTTTGCTCGTTCTTCTTCGGACAGAACAATATATTCTTTCTGTTGTCCATCCTCTTTGAGTTCTTGGTGACCTTCCATAACTGGTGAACCATCAGTCATTACTCTCTTACAGATATGAGGTACGTCCATATCATACGATTCACCACAATGCTTACAAAGATTCATTTTCATGACCATTCTCCTTCGCTAATTACTCTTGATTTTGGATAGAGATGCAATGTGCCATTATAGCGATGAATTCCATAACATTTACCACAAAGCTCTCTGCCATTTATTTTTTTTATATCCTCACAACAAGCACATTTTCTAATGGATTTATCATTTATTTTGTTTTTTCTTAGGTTTGCTTTGACAGGGACTTTAGGTTTGGTTTTTTTACATTTTTTACATCCACTCGCTTTTCGTAATTTGCATGAATCGGACAGGTAGTTAAGTTTCCAAGTAGGACCACCCATTTCTGGGCAATGAATGTCATATTCAGTGTCAGCCATTGTTCCTTTCCCTCCTGTCCGTTCTTGTTCTCGGTTTGCTTTTACGTCAAAACGTCTCGACATCCTCTTCCCCTGTTTGGTTTTTATACCTATCCCACATTTCAAGTTTAATTTCACGCCACTTACCAAGCACAGTGTGTCTGCGCCCTCCAGCTTTTCCTTTGGGCCAATCTTTTGGGTCATCACTGTGAGACCAAACCATTTGAAAGACATCTTGGAAAGTCAAACCAGTTCTGAATGCTTTATATTCATCAGAGTCAGGCATCTTTAGTGGTTTCTATACGGATACTGCATTCACAGTTAGGGCATTCAATATTGGCAAATACTTGAAACTGCTTCTCGTTTTTTATAGGGTCACAAGCCCTGAGCAATCTAGCATCATCTACTTCTGGTAAAACACCAAATACCTCTTCTTTCTTTACTCCCAAAAAAACTTTATCTTTATCTATGGGAATCACATACCAATTACAGTATTCGTACTTATCAGGAGCAGGCTCATCAGCATCTTCCAAGTGCCTACACATATCGGCATCCTCTTTATCATCAAAAGTATCAATAAGTTTTGGTGCCCATTTAAAGCTCTTGATACCTGCGGGAGTAGGGATGTACCATACTTCATATTTCATTCTGTGTCTCCTTATAACCATGAATTGTCCATATAGATCACTAGGCGCTCACCGAAATGTTCTATAAGGAAACGATGACTGTTATTGAAAAAATCGTGGATGTAAACCTCATCCTTTTCACTTGTCTTTCTCAGACCCCGACCTACTTTCTGCAATAAGTTCTTTTCAGATTTCCCACCAGCAGCATTTATAACAGCGTTCAGATTAGGAATGTCAACGCCCTCAACCCACACAATACTGGCTACAACCACTTTGAGTTCGCCTGAATTGAGTGCTTCTTTTACATCCACACGTTCTTGTGATTTTGTTGCGCCCCAGACATATTTGCATTCCACGTTTAAAGCATCCAGCTGCTCGACGATGTTGTGACCATGGTCTATCTTGTCTACAATAATCAGAACGGTCTCATTTTTTTCTGCGTGTGCCTTTGCTATTTGGGCTATCATTAAATTGAGTGCCAAGTTGTGTGTGACTCCTGCATTATAAACATCAGCATACTTGCGGAGATCAGCTACGTCAAAGTCCTTATTCAGCTTGTGTAATTTGATGCGAGGCTCTGCTAATATACCTAAATCACTACCTTCATTGATTGTCAGCTCACCAAGTACGGGACCAATCAATCCTTCACAAACGAGGACTTCTTCACTGTCATCATCCATAAGTGTAGCAGTCAAACCTAATCTGATAGGAGCAGGTACTCTTGTCAGCACATATTGGTATTGGCTGTCCTTCTTAGCTACATGGTGGCAGTTATGTACCAGTAGACCATCAACATAGTAATTATGGTCGTTTTCTACTTCAAAATCATAGAGGTATTTGAACCCCTGATCTTTCTCTTGATCTGAAATAATACCTTCGAAAGATCGGTCATTACTTCCTCGTTGGTAAACCTCAACACCGACCACCCTAACGCTGTCAATCTGATTTCTTTCTTGGCATCCTGTTCTTTTCTCCCAGGAAAGCTGTGACTCGCTCCGTCCACCTCTATAGCAATCATTAGCTTTGGATGCACTATGTCGACCTTGTAATGTGTTGGGTATCCTACAGTTCTCCTGGACCCTATGGGCTTGTCGGGAAAAGGAATCACTATGTGGTTGTTCTTCCAAGCATTTCCTAAAGCTACCATAAGTAACATCTCCGCAGCAGACGGGGCTTTCCCGTTTCCTCCTCGATCTGTTCTGTTTTGAAAGCCTACTGTACCATTTATTCTTTTGGTTGCTTTTATTTTTTCTTGGACACCCGGCATGTGAGAAGGGTTGTTTGCCTTCATTCTTTCTGAAATGATGCTCCTTCTTTTTAGATTGGTTTTGGTCATTCTCTCTGAACTGGCCTTGTTTCTTTCTGGATCTTTGTAACCACATGGTCTGGAGCAGTAGATGTTGTAGCGTGTTTGAAACACTTTTCCGCATTGGGGGCAGATTTTTTCTTTCATTTGAATCTCCTTTTGGTAATGTGATGCAATGCATCATGTCACTAAAAGAAATCCTTGTTAATTCTTTTCCTGATAAGTATTTAGCTTCCATCCAAGCATATCGTACATCGAATAGATGGGTATCAGAACAGACATAAATCGACCCATCGGACATAGTGATTTTGGCCAGCCTGTTTAATGGGATTGCGTTTTTAAATGTTCTGGCTACCCTGTTATGTCCAGTTAAAGAACAAACGACGTCACCAGTTTTTATGTCTTGTATCTCTCTGTTACCAAAGGGGGCGGATATAGGCGTCCCAGCTGCAAAACACTCATCGGTCACCACGATGTCATACAAATGGCCCTGTTCATCCGTCAGTTTTTTGAATGACTGCCGAGTGGAAATGGTGATGTCTTTACCGCCTTCTGCACGACCTCCCCCGTACCTGCCAACACTCGTAAAACCAAAAGCAAGGGCTGATTTGTAGGTTTGCTCAACAAGATCGATTTTATGGCAGAGCCAAAGAACTTTCAATCCAGGATAAGCAGAGAGTATTCCGAATCCTAAAACAGTTTTACCTGAACCAGTAAACGAAACGATAGTACCTCTAGGTCTATCAAGAAAGGTATTGATCAGACTCAGTTGGTCAGGACGGAAAGTAATACCAGGAAGTGCTGGTTCATAAGTAGTAATATCTTCCAGACTGTTATCGACTATGGTATAATCTATATTGTTTTCCTCACAGAAGTAGGCAATACGATCAACCAACCCTGCCCAGAAGTGGTAGACACCACCTTTTCCTTTAGTCATCATCGATTTGGTGTACTCGGTACGCTCCTTACGATAGATGCCCTGCTTCCAGTAGACAGCAGGGAAGGAAACAGCATCCTTAACTAGTGTGGCAAAGGCAGCAGAGCATTCTGCTTCAATGGGATTTAGGATGGTGATCTTATGCACGGGCTTGGGCATCAT